TAACTAGACTCAATCCAAAAATAAATAAAAAAGATTTAGATAATTTCTTTAGAGCTTTAGATGAAAACCCATCACAATTTGTAATGGCTAATGAAGATTTAGACGTTGCAAGTAAAATTCTTAAAACACTTAAAGAAAAAGCTGTACAAGCAGCAGATGCAGAAATATTAAACAAATCTGCATTTATGAAAACTGTTAACAAAGAAACTCCAGAAAAAATTGTATCTTCTATATTTAGACCGCAATCAGCTGCAGACATTAATTATTTAAAAAATACTTTGAAGCCAGAAACTTTTAAAAAAGTGCAAGAAAATGCTATGGGTCAATTACTTACAGATGCTGTAAGTGTTGGTACTTTAAAATCTACAGCTAAACTTTCAGACATATTTAAACCAAATCAATTTAGAAATGCTCTTGAATCTTACGGAGATGAAACTCTTGAGGCTATGTTTGGCAAAGACCAATTACTTGGATTTAAAGCATTTCAACAATCATTAGATTTACAAGTTGGTCCTAAAGGAATGGGACAGGCTGGTGGTATTGTTGCTGGAGCTATAGGTGCGCAAGTTATGAACATTTCACTTATGCCTACAATTGTAGGATTAAAAATATTTGCAAACGTTATGGCCAATCCAAGAATTGTTAGACTTATGGCAAGAACAGACAAAAGCTCAACGATGATTGTTATAGATGCTTTTGAAAAAGCAACAAGACTTACATTTGCTCAAAGTTTACAAGAACAAGCAGGACAGGCAGAATCTGGAATTATGCAAGAACTTAGAAAACAAATAGAATCACCAGACAATCAAGCTGCTGCAGAAGAATTAAGAGGACAGGTGGAACAAATAGCAAAACCTATTGCAAATGCTGTACCAGAACTACCAGATATGCTTCCTGTAAATTTAGGCGCTCAAAATAATCAAGCACCTATTAGCAGAAGTTTGTTAGGTGGAAATCCAGCTAACGAAGATATAGCTCAAAGCCTAGGCAGGATGATTTAGTCCTCAAAGAACTCTGGGTCGATTGCGACAATACGTTTAGTTGGTCTACCTGTTGTTTTTAACTTAACATCTTTCTCTTGGATTTCTCCAGAGTTCTTAAGTCTCTCTATGATCTCTTTAACCTCGTATGACTTCATACTTCTAAATATTTCACGTCTATCTATATCACGCTTACTAATACCTATATCACCTTGAGACCTAATAAAGCTTAGTACCTGTTTGATCTTGCCTTCTGTCTCAGAACCAGCAACCTTATCTTCACAGTTATCTACAAGTAATTGGTCGTAGTAATACACATAATCAATAGCCCACTTAGTTATATCGCCTCTAATAATAGTAGTCTTAGGGTCGTCAGCTAAAGCACAGATCAAGGCCAGTCTCATAGACTTCTCTCTAGTTCTAGACAGTAGTACCTCTAAGCCATCCTTCTCTAATATGTCTTGTTCTTCTATTAGTTTGTAAGCAAGTGTAGTTAGTAACTCTTTACTTTCATTATCAAAAGTAAGTACGCGCTGTTTAAAGTCCATCTCTGAATTGTTCTTAGCAAGCTCTTCCATTTCATTGTTAGTCTCTCTCATCTTTCTAACCCACTCACATACATTATGAGGTGGCTCAATAAACGGAACCATCTTACCAACAACTCTTGGGAGCTTAGACTCAACAACTAAAAACCTATTTAAAAAGCCGTCTACAATTCTTCCTGTAGATAAAGCGCCGTAAAAGTTCTTTGGCACACTCATACCCATTAGTGTTATTGATGGCTTAATGGTTGATCTATCCATAGCTTCTTGCTGTTGTTTGCTAGACATATTCATAAGCGAATAGTTATCTGGTCTGATAGTGCCATGACAACGACCCCATGCTTCCATGAGAACCTGCAGGGCGTCTTCTTTATTAGAGTTAGATGACTTAGCTATACTCTCTAATCTTTTACCAAACTCATCCATTACAGTGATATGAGTTGGTTTATGACGTAGCAAACTATAGACAGCACCACTTGATGTATAACCATCTCCAGCTAGAAGATCGACATGGCCAGAAGCATCTAAGATAGATTCAATGACAGTCTTGGTATTCTCTTTACCCTGTCCAGATTTAGCGATACACATAAAATATAAAGATGAAAAGTTATTCATATCTGATTTATACATACGACCTGCAACAACAGAACCTAGTCCTAAAGCTGATTGCAAGCTAAGTGCTGGCTGAGGTATCTGAGCTATCTTCTCTGAGTATTCGTAGATATCTTTAAGAATACCTGGAGGAGAATATAGATTAGCTGGTTGCTTTATAACTCTATTCTTAGAAGTATAGGCTGGGGCAGCTTGGTTCTTACGCTCATGCGTCTTCATAATAGAGTTAACTGTTGTAGCTATCTCTGAGTCAGATAAAGGTGGTTTGTTACTTCTATTCCAAGACTGTAAAAAGAACTGCGCAAAGTCTACGTTTAATCCTTTAGCAATCAAATAGCCTGCTAACCTAGCTGCGGTGTCGTTACGACTTCCCTCTGCTGCTGCTTCAAGAGATAGAGGTGTTGATATAGGTTGGCCATTTATCTTGTCTGCGCCTGTTACCTTAATCCAATCTGCACGGGTGAAATCTGGTAGATCACCTGTATCGTGTAGCTTCCAATCTGGTATTGTCTGAGGTTCATAAATGACGCCAGTAGCATGAATATTGTAGGGTGCAATAATCAAACCACCGACGCCCCTTATATCAATAAGCTTGTCTGGGTCATAATCTGCGACCCTTCGAGCGACATAAGTTGTAAAATTTTCTGGATTGTTATAGTAATAGTGCATACCTTTACCAGTAGCTACCTTTAGAGGGGTAACAGGTAAATTATTAGCAGCCCATATAACTGCCTCTGGGGTATCTGCATCTATAACAAGGAACTTACCAGTTACCAAGGCTACGACTAAATCGTCACGACCTTTAAACCATCTTGTTATTTCTTCTGTTGTTGGTTGTTCGTTCTTAAATCTCTGCCAACTACCAAGTTCTCTAGGCGGAACTTTGTTGTGACGAAGGAGTGGAACTACACTAAAGCCTGATTCTGCATAGGCAAGCGCTAAATCCAACGCAGAGTCTTCTGCTGTTGCTTTGACGTTGAACACTTCTGTTATTCTTCAAATGTAGTTTCAAGTGGTCCATAGATAGATTCAAAGTCTAGCTTGCCATCTGCTGCTTTGATAATCTTCTTAGCCTGTCTTATGGACGGCTGACGTGCGCCGTACCTCCAGGACTTTGCGGTTGCTTCAGAACATTCAAATAATTTTCCTGCTCCAGCGTTGCCTATATAGGCTATATAATCTGATAAAGATATACGTTTCACTTCTCTCTCCTTGTAATCTGGCTCTAGTTTGTTAGCATATAAAGGTTCAAGTCCTTTATCAGCTAATTGCCTTTGCCTGTATAAATAGTTAACTAACCATTGTTTTTTGTTTGCTTTCTTGACTTCGCTCATAGTTGCTTTTTGTAATAAATTTATTTTCAACTAAAAGTATACAGACGAAAATTTGTTCTGTATACTAATATTTTATCTTTAGGAGAAAGTAAAATGAGCGATATTATAAGTCGTATAAAAAGTCCCAGTGATTTAGTCGAATTGCAGGGCGCTAAACTTTTGGTTTATGGTGTTTCAGGAGTTGGTAAAACATCTCTTTGTCAGACTGTTCCAGGAAAAACTCTTGTTGTTAGTATGGAAGCTGGACTTCTATCTATTAAGGACGCTACTAATGTGACTGCTATTGAAGTCAAAGAAGCTGCTGAGATAGAAGAGATTGCACAGCTACTAGAAAGTGGCACGTTAGACTACGATACTGTTTGTTTAGACAGCGTGACAGAAATGTCAGAGATTGTTTTAGCAAATGAGTTAAAGAAAAGTAAAGACCCTAGAAAAGCGTACGGAGAAGTTATTCAGATAATGACTAAAACTATGCGTAGATTTAGAGACTTACCTATTCATGTTGTGTTTATTGCTAAACAGCAAGAAGTACGAGATGACGCAACAGGTTCGTTGCACTATCAGCCAATGATGGTTGGTACTAAACTGCCTACACAAATTCCTTATTTCTTTGATGAAGTCTTATGTTTAAGAACATTTGATGTTGAAGATGATAAGGGAAAGAAGTCAACCGAACGTTGGTTGCAAACAAATCTTGGCGCTAATTATATCGCTAAGGACAGGAGTGGAAAGTTAGATACCCTTGAGGAACCTAACTTGACGCATATTATTAATAAGTTAGGATTTAAAGGAGAAGCTAATGTCTGACTTTGATGGAATTGATTTTACAAACGTAGAATCTGAGCGAGAGGAATCATCCTCTTTTATACCGAAAGGTGATTATAATTGTATTATTAGTGAATGCGTACCACACGTATCTGCTTCTGGTAACAAGAGCATCAAGCTAGTAGTTAAGGTTCATAACGAACCTAAATTTAATGGTTGGATGATTAGAAAATACTTTAGTCTTTGGTACACGAATGACGACAGCGAGAAACAAGAGTTGGTTAGAGGCTATGCAGCTTCAGACTTTAAACGTTTGTTAAATGCTTGTGGTCTTCAAACACCACCAGAAGATGCGAATAAGTTAGAGGGTAAAGTAATGGTCTGTACTATTTCTGAAAAAGATAATAGTGAGAACGAGAACCCTGCATATAGAGAGACATCTAACGAAGTTGTGGCGTTTAGAACTCCTAAAGGTGATGGCATAGCTCCTCTGAAGAAAGCTGATGTACCACCAAGCATGGCCCAAGAAGATAGCGGAGAATCTTCTAAGCCGTCTTTATAGAATAATAGGCTCCGCTAGGGGTCTTCAGGGTGAAATGTACTCCATAAAAATACACCTCACATCCCAACCTAGCACCTTTTAGGAGATATTATGAATTGTTGGTCTTGTAAAGAAAAACTTATCTGGGGCGGCGATCATGCAGGAGAAGATTATGACAATGAGGATTATGAAATTGTAACTAATCTATCTTGTCCCAAATGTGATGCCTTAGTAATGGTATATCATCAACCAGTAGAAAAGAAATGAAACCACAGTCAGCAAAACAAAAAGGTCGTAAACTCCAACAATGGGTTAGAGACAAACTTATAGAATTATTAGACATACACCCAGAGAATGTTAAATCAACATCTATGGGAGCTGGTGGAGAAGATGTTATTCTCTCTAAAGAAGCGAGAGATGCTTTTCCTTACTCTATTGAGTGTAAGAACCAGGAAGCTTTAAATATATGGAAGGCTTATGATCAAGCATCTGCAAACTGCGGAGTGCATCAACCGTTAGTTATTATTAAAAGGAATAGGTCTAAGACTCTAGCTGTTGTAGAGGCCGAGTATTTTATTAATCTTCATAAAGACTAATTAGTTTATCTAGATACCATTGGGCTTTCTTTAAGCCGATCAGTGCATCCTTCTTTTCGTATCTCCAGATATACTTCTGAACATTACCCTTACAGTAACCCGCAAAAGCTTCTGGAGTCATACTGGCTTCTATTGCATCAATACATTCTATGTCGCCATCTTTATAATGATTTGGATTTACTGGGTCATTCATGTCTTGTCCTTGTACTCTTCTCGTAGTTCTGGAAACTCAGATAGGTAGCGAGTCAGTATATGTTTGTTCTCTCCATTCTCTAACAGCAGGGTTAGCATATCTCTGAGTGCCATCATATTATCTAGATCGATATCTCTTTTGATCTCAGCTATGATTTCATTAATGAGTTCATTCATTTCTTTTTCCTCATTAATTTTTCTTCAGTCCTTCGTAGTGACCATTCTAAGAATCTGCTAATTAAGTTGCTTATGTATTTCATTCAATCCTCTAAATCTAAAGTGACAATACTGTCTGAGTTATATATGGTTGTTTCGCCATCATCTAGGTACTTGTTATAAGAAGCTAAGAATACTTCCATACGTTTCCAAGCATTATCCATCTGTTCATCTGTAATAACAAATACTTTACTGGCATAAGGTGGTAGTTTCTCTTGAGCAACAAAAGAAAACTCCTTAACCTTGTATCCAGCCTTCTGCATACCTCTACGATACCATGCCGCTTGCATGTCATAGCCCCAATGCTTAACTGAATCAGCAAACTCTTTAGGGTCGCAAGACTTGGTTGTCTTATAGTCAACAACATATATCTCACCAGGAACACTAGCAGTCTTAAAAGGAGGACAGATTAAATCTGGTCTACACTTACAAAGAATCTTATCCTCATACCAGAAGAAACTAGCCTCTGGCAACTTACCATCTGCTTGTAAATACTGGTTGCAGTCATCAATGATATTGGCCTTCATGCCTTTGATATGGTTTAGCTCTACCTCTTTAATCACGCAGTCATAACGCTCTAACATGTCTGCTTTGTTCTCTTTATATATTTTGGTATAAGGAGAACCCATCAATACAGCTACCTCTTGGTTAAATACTTCCTCGCCCTCCACTAACATATAGTGAGCAGCAGTACCAAAGTTCATAGCATCAGTGGTCTTTTGCACCTCATTAACTGCATGTAATTGCGAATGACCAAACTTACGCAAGGTGCTACTGCTTACGCCTACCTCAGAATGGTATATCTCGTTAGGTATGTCTGCATATATAAGGGCTTCGCCTCTTACTTCTGATTTATAATTCTCTAGTTCTTCTATTTTTTCCATTGTTTATTTTCCTTTTTTTCTTCAGTTACGTTCTTTAGTTCTTCTATTGGTCTTTCTTTCTTTTTAAAGATGCGGTCAAACGACTCGTTAAAAGCGTCCTTATCTTTAGTCCTGTCTCTACTGCCTTTACTCATAAAAATGCTTAAACTCCTCTATATCCCATCTATGTTTATAATCTGGCTTGGAAGTTTCCTTCGTCCAAACCTCGTCGTATTGTATTTCTATATCCTCATACACAAATTGATGTGTCAAAGGTATAGGCCAGTATCCTAATTTAGCCTGTAAGTCCTGTAAGTTTCCTGAATAATTCTTATCTGGATTATAGGTAGGAAGATATCCTTCTGTGTTAGCTTTCATTTTACTAAACATTCCCTTGGTATCAAAGTTATCTCTAATAGCAATTAACTCGAAAGGTGTCTGGTCATAAGGCACAAACTTCACGCCGTGTTTATCGTCTTTAGACTCAAATGCGTAGAATCTTATCTTATTACTCATTGTCTCTTATAGTGTCACTAACATGCTTGTAGGCACTCTCAAACATACTGGGGTTATGAGTCCTCACAAATTCTACAAAGGCTTGTAGTCTCTTAATAGCCAGTAGATCATTGCCGAACTCGTAAGAGTGCTTTGGCTCTGGCTTTGTCTTAACAAGGGTATTGATATACTCTTTATTTATAGCTCCTATCATTGCCATTGCAGTATCTACCATGTCATTGTTATCTGCTTTCATTATACTTCTCCAAAAGTTATTATTAAATAATATAGTAAATTGTTTGACATGTAAACATATTTGCTTATACTTAATGTATATTTATTTTATGGAGACGAATATGACAAAGAAAGAGAAACAAGGTATAGAGAAGAATAACGAATTAGCATTTAACCTAGCGATTGAGATGTTATCTGAGTATGGTAAGAATTGTAATAAAGACGAAGAACAAATGGACCCTTTATTAGGTTCTTACTTATTAGTAAACAATTTAGCAATTGGCCTTATATTTCAAGCCGAGGGATACGAGTCAGAACTTGCTGATATATTAAAGGACGCAATAAATGACGCACAATTTGCAGTCAACAAAACAAAGGAAGCATCATGAGTAAATTAAAAGACTTATTAATAGATGCGGAATGTGCCGCAGAAGAAGTATTGCAAGAAGGTTGCGAGGACTTTCAACAGTTCTGCGACGGAATGAAGAAGCTAAGAGAAGTGTCAGATAACTGGATACTAGAACATGGCCCTCACTTGGAGCAGTCGTGGAGAGAGCATACTGACTCACAATACTATAAGCATAGAGATTAATCGCGAACAGGCAGTCATCTGGCTTGTATAAACAATAAAGATGCAGTTGCCTTGATAAAGCTCTTGGAGTGTGGCTTGCAACGAAACACTCCACCTTATTACAAACTTTGCTATACTAATTGGATGTCACATTTAAAGATCATTGACTTCGCATCTAAGCGTCCCGCTCCTACACATCTAGAAGCTAAAGAACGACTAGACAATTTATTCCTAGACTTCGCAACAAGAGGGGCTTCCCCTAAAGAAACGGCGAGCTTAATTTTTACATACGGAGTATGTGAGTTATTAAGTTATTCTGATTCTCCAGAGGAGGGCTTAGATATTATTGATGAAGTTCTAGAGAGTTGCTTTGGTATTAAAAAGAGCGTCAATTCTATCTTTCAAGAGGGTTTTGTCACAGACGACGATACAGAATGACAAAACTATTGGCTTGAAACACTTACTGCGTATGCTTCTGGCGTTTTGGCAGTTTTGTCAAGGAATGGGTCTAAGTGGTAAAAGGGTCGGAACAATTCAATACGGAATGAGTAATATGAAAGGGGGAGTATAAGAATGTATGACAAAACTATATATATACTCTTATTTATATATATTATTACTCTCTACAGCCCTATATTACAGGCTTCTTACTTTTGTCAAGGTTCTCTGACAAAAGTGTGACAAAACTATTTTATATATGACAAAACTAAAAAAAGAATTAAGAAA